CTCCGCAAACAACGTTCCCTCACTCGCGTTATACCAAGGACTCAACGTATTCACCGACGCCTCATCCCGGTTGCGAGTCACGCCCAACGCAAAAGCATTTACTGTGGGGATGACGCTCGTTGCAAATGCACCGAGTTCCAACTGCGGCAGGCCGATGCGGAGGGTGATGTCTGCTGCGCCCGTTGCGACAATTGAAATTGCAGATGTAACTGACGCAACAGTTGCCTGAGTAGTTGCTTTTGTATTGCTTGGCCGTGAAGTGCCTAAAGCAGTGGTTAAAGGCGTAAACGGAACAGATGTAGCCTCTAAACCAGCAAAAGCTGCGTTGTATTGAGTTATAACAACATTTGTTGTAATGTTTGAAGTGGAACCACCAACTAACTTAACAAAAGCTGATGCCGTCCATGTCTGTGTATTTGTTGCTGCAATTTGTCCAATTGTCTCGTGCCGCACGTTTGCAGTAGCTGCACCAGAAAAAACATATTTTACATCAATATATTGAATGCCGTTTTCTGTGCCGACAGAAACAGTTTCAAGCGATGTAATGTTTCCGCCTGCTGCGGTTAAAGCCCAATTCGTCGGCGGCGTCCCCGGCGTACCCGCCACCGCACCCACCATCGTATTATTCCGAATGGAATTGGTGCGGGACTCCTCAACCAAGAAGCCCTGAGCCGCTAGCGTGCTGGGGTTGTAGTCGAAGCGTGGCTCATCTGCAACCGTTGTCGTCAGCACACCAGCGGAATTGAAATACGTTGCCGTGCTACCCGTACGGGTGAAGGTGATGATGTCGGCGAAGGTCTTGTTGACGAGTGCCATGATGTTCTCCCGTCAAGCAGTGATTGCCTGGAGGTCAGCGTTACTGAGCCTCCGAGGGTAGTAACAGATGCGACGGATGTGGCCGTTTACATACGTTGCTCCAGCAGAAACGCTACCGCCAATAAAAACAGTTGTTGCAGTCACACCAGAATACGTAGGTCCGGTAGCAGGCGATTGGCCTCCGCCTGACAATGCAAGGTCATTGATTGCATACGCACCCGCAACCTTAATTATTTGACCTTCGGTAATTGCTGGAGATGCGTTGAGCGCCAAATCTTGATTTGTAGGATCTCTTACAGCCAATCCATATTGATCAGTTGATCTTTTTCTAACTCGAACACCATCACCGACATTCACAAGACCAAATGCCTGTTGATCAAACCCGAGGCGCGCAACCCACTCCGCATACAAAGTCCCCGCTGTCGCGTTATACCAAGGCGACAACGTATTCACTGAAGCCACATCTTTTTCGCGGGTCTTGCCTAGAGGTGCCGTGTTATCAGTGGGGATGACGGAGGTGGCAAACGCGCCAAATTCTAGCTGGGGCAGGCCGATGCGTAGGGTGATGTCAACCGTGTCCACCGTGTTGTTAAAACCTAGTCTGAAAGCCCCCTGAACATAGGCTGTCCCGGCTGGTAAATTTGTATAAGTTGCTACGCTTTTTTGCAGCGTACTGGTCAATGTCACTGCGCTTGAATTAACCGCTGACATAAACGTGCCGCCTGAATCTCGTACACCCACACGGGCTGGTGTAATTTGCGCGATGTTGTTCAGTGTCCCGCCTGTTTGCGCTGCATATACAGAGCAGGTCCAGTTTTCCCCAGCCTCCGCTCCAATATGAGTGTTTTGGTCAAACGAGATCGCCCACGTTGTGGAAGTGGGGGTGCCTGATATTTTTAATTCCACCCAATTTATGCCCGCTGTGGAGCTAACTGCCATAACGGTTGCGGTTAATCCCGACGGGTTGCTGACAATCCAGTTGAGCGGCAGCGTGCTGGGAGAGGCGGACGCGCCCACCATCGTGTTGTTGCGGATGGAGTTGGTGCGCTGCTCTTCGATCAGCAAGCCCAGCGGGGTCAGCGTCGAAGGGTCGTAGTCGAACCTGGGCGTGTCGTTGGCCGCGGTCGTCAGCACGCCTGCAGAGTTGAAGTACGTTGCTGTGGACGCTCGGGTGAACGTCACGATGTCGGCAAAGTTCTTCTGCGTCAGGACGGTATCGACGACGGCATACTGGACACCGATCTGGTACTGAGGCGTGGTGAAGTCAGTGGTCAGCGTGTAGCTAGTAGGGTCCAGCAGATCGTTGGAAATCCCGGCAAACACCAAGTCCAGCGTCGGGCCCGATGTGATTGGCGCCACCATGGCCGCCACCGCGCCCGCAGAGTCATATGGGATGCCGCTGGACACCACTGCCACTGACTTGTTGCTGATGCAGACCCTGTTGCCGCTGATTGGCAGCCCGCTGAGCCAGACCACGTCGGCTGGCAGCCCTGCAAACGCGTCCACCACCGCCACCTGGCCGCTTGCAGACATCGGGATGCCCTGGTTGAAGAACGTCCCGGCGCTCGTTGTCGAACGCGCAGCCCCCTCCTGCGTGAAGCGGATGCCCGCGGAGTAGCGGTCGCTGTCTGCGGTGGATGAGGCGTCAAAACGCGCCCGGCCATCGACTATGGGAAACAGACTCATCTCGTTACCTCATCACTGCACAGGCATTGCGCCCTGCGGCGGCATTGCCACCGGGCTGGCCGGTGGCAGCATCGGGTTGGGCTGCAGCATCGCCTGCATGGCCGCCTGCTGGCCCAGCTGCATCTGCATGCCCGCAGCCTCCACGTTCGCCTTCTTGGCCTTGGCCTGGCGCTCAGCCGCCCCAGCCTGCTTTTCAGCCACCTGAGCCTCTTGCATCGGGCTCGGCGCCGGGGGCTGGATGCCCTGCTGCTTCAAGCCCGTGATGGCCTGGTCCAGCACGCTCTCAATCTGCGTGCTCACGCGGAACTTGGAGACACTCCACTGCAGCAGGCTCAGCAGCACAGGCGCCGCACCAGGCACGCTCTGCGCCATCGGCGCCACCTGACTGATGAACGCCCCCAGGCCCTGCATGAACTGCACCGCAGCGTCGCGCTCAGCCGCCCAGTCCATCGCGGCCATGCTGTCAGCCTCGATATTCACCCGGTACTCGGCCATCTCCTCGTCCTTCAGGAGCTGGATGGCCTGCGGCGCCAGCTGTGCGTCAGGCGTGCGCTCGATGTTGGAGCGGCGGATGATCGTCTCGGGCTGCCAGTGCTTGCAGATGATCTCGGCCTTGATCCGCAGCGCCTGCGTGATCCAGTCCGCGATGTAGAACTGCATCAGCTGCACCCGCGTGCTGCCGAACTGCGCCTTGATCTGCTGCGCCGTGGCCGTCTCGCTGGCCTTGGAGCTGCCCCGCATCACGTCCGAGATGCCCAGCACCTCGTAGATCTGCATCACCTTGTCCTGCCGGTACTGCCGCAGGCGCTCGATCGCGTTGGTGACCTGGTCGATCGGAATCCAGTCCACCTGGCCCTTGATCCCACCGCGCTCAGCGAACAAGGCCCAGTTGTCCACCGGGATCAGCTGGTTCTCAGCGCCCTGCTGGAACACCCGCTGGATGCCCTCGGCCGACTTGTCGTACACACCGACCACCTTGGCCGCACGCGTCAGCCAGGTAATGCGGGTGTTGATCTCATCGAGCTCGTTGAACTGGTCCTGCGCAAAGATGTAGTCCGCGCGCGGCATGAAATTGGAGCTGGTGACGTTGGCCGCCACCGGCTTGGGGCACGGGAAGAACCCACCGAGCTGCAGCGGGTCGTCCTTGACGTCCAGAATGACGTCCGCGCCCTTGGTGTACCAGTAGACCTTGCGGTTTTCCTTGCACCAGATCTCAAAAACCTCAGCCTTCGTCCACGGGTCGTGCTTGACCTCCTGGTCGTTGACGTTGGACTGACTGCTCGTCTTGCCCAGGGGCACGATCTTGGCAATCTCCTCGCCAAAGCGCTCCTCGAGCTGGTCCTTGGTCATGTAGACGCGCCGGCCGACCCACCGCACCTCGCCCCATGTGCGAGCCGGCGACCAGTAGAAGTCCTCCCAGTAGATGTAGTCGCACGGGGCGTCTTCATCCACGATCCGCTCAGCCTCCTGCTCAGGCGCCAGCTCCATCCCCGTCATCGGATCAACCTGCGCCGGGATCACATAAGGCTCGGTCTTGACCTCGTAGCGCAGCCAGATCTGCCCCAGCCCCACCACCAGCCAGTCCTCAATGCCCTGGCGCACGTTGGTGTCCCAGTTCGAGGTGTCGTCATCGAAGCCGCGGTTCAGAATCCGCTGCAGCATCGTGCCGGCCACCCGCGCCACGTCGTCCTCGTAGTCCTGGAACGTCCTGCTGACGTCAGCCTTCGGCGGCCGGGCGTACAGCATCGACAGCAGCACCTTCATCGTGGACCAGAACAAGTTGACCTTGCTCTCGTCCTTGCCGTAGGCGTCACGCTTGTCCAGATAGCGCTGCACGATCCGCCGCGCCTCGTCGTGGAACTTCCTCAGCTCCTGGTCAGCCGCCTCGATCTCAGTGCCCCAGCGCTGGGCAAGGCCCATCGGGCTTGAATCAAAGTCGCTGGCGCTGGTGATCTTGCCTTCGTCCATCAGCCAATCCTTTGTGTGGCCTGCGGGCCCGTATCCCAAATCTGGTCCAAAGTGAACGCGTAATGGGCGCCCCCGATGTTGCGCACTGGGCGGCTCTCATCGTGTTTCGATTTTCCCACCACCGGGCGCGCAGCAAGGGCCAGGTATCTGAACGCGTCCGCGGCGTGGCTGTGCTGGTCGTGCTTGGGCTTGTTGCGGTAGGTCTGCGTCCTCTCGTCCCACTCCCGCATGTACGCCCGCAGGTGCTCGACCCCTTCGTAGGTCGCCTCTTCGTTGAAGTAGCACCGGTTCAGCACCAGACGCGCCGCCTCAATCCCGTCCTGCAGGCTCATCTCCGGCACCAGGCTCGGCCGGATGCCACTTTGGAGAAACTGCTCGATGATCGACTTGCCCGTCTGCAGGCTCTTGGCCTTCGCGTCGTGCGGCAGGTGCACGTTGCCAACCTTGTACGGCCTGCTCTTCACCCAATCGATGTAGTGCTGGATCGGCTGGTTGTCGTCCTCCATGAACTCCACCACCCGATACCCGTCAGGCGTCTCTTGCCATCCCCACCAGCTGCAGCTGTCCGTAAAGCCCAGGTCGGCCACCAGGTGCACCGGCATGTCGGCTTGAGGCTTGAAGTCGCCAACGCGGCCCAGGCCGTAGATCTCGCTGATCTGCTTGGCGTAGTACGCCCCAGGCACCGCCGCATCGAAGCTGCACTCGTACTCGACCAGGAACGCGTCCTCGGTCATCTGCGCCTTCGCGTCGCGCAGCTCCTCCGGGTGAATGATGTTGGTCTTGGACGCGGGCAGTTCTAGCAACAAGTGGCTCTGCGCATTCAGCCTGGCCTCCTCGCGCAGATTCCAGAACATGTTCTTGCCCGCGGGCGTGCCGGCGAAGATGGCCCAGCCGCGCCGGTCGGAGAGAGCTGGACGCAGGACGGTGTACCAAGCGGATGGCCTGATCTGCCCCACCTCGTCCAGCACCACCCCGTCGAAGTACATGCCGCGCAGCGCGTCGTAGTTGTCCGCGCCCGCCACGTAGATCGTGCTCTCGCCCCCGTGGCCGTTGCTGATCGTGATCTTCAGCTCCGACTCATTCGGCGGCTTGGCCCACAAGTCCTTCGTCAAGTCCTTCAGGTAGCCCCACGCCACCCGCTTGGCCTGGTCGCGCTGCGGTGCCAGGTACGCGAACTGCGGCTTGGGCAGCGCCGTCTCGAGCGCGCCGATCACCAGGTCCGCACACATGGCCACCGTCTTGCCGGCTCTTCTGTGTGCGACGACGACTGTCCAGCGCTTGGTCCGGTTGTGCAGGGGCAGGAAGACCTGGCGCGGCTGGTACTCCTGCAGCTTCATGCTTTTTCTAGCCTCTGGATCTCTCTGTTGATGTACCAGGCGGCTTTACGCAGGTCTTCGAGGGGGCTTGCGTGCTTGAGGTCAGCGCGCCAGATGTACTTGATGGCGTTGCCGCAGTTGAAGTTGAAGTGCTCGGTGACCTCGATGCACTCGATGCCGCTGGGGTGCTCGGTGTAGTGCGCGGGGTGGTTGATGGGGTCGGGCATGGTGAGGATGGCGCAACGGGGTTTTGGGGGGTGCAGAAAATTGGTGGGGGGCCCCTGCTTCAGCGAGGCCCCCTCCCCCGGCTCGACGGGGGGGTGGGGGTCGGGCCGCGCGCCCGCCCCGCGGCCGCCTCGGCAGGGCTTGAGCCCGGGCCCAGGAGCGCCGATCGCTCCCTGGCCCAAGCCACCCTAGCCACCCTGCCTTTCGCGTGCTCCTATGGCCTTCTGTGCGACTGCTGCCGCCGCCTCTGCCACCGTCGTCGGTGCTGTGTGCTGATCAACAATCCGGTACTTGTCGGCGGATTGCTCAATCAGATCAACGACTTGCGGCGACTGCTCCACCGTTTGTGCCGTGACTGTGCCAATCTGGCGGCCGCCCAACCAGTTGAGGTTGATGCTGATGCCGCCCTGCACATGCTGCTGGATCTGCAGCGGGATCACCTTGGACACGACGGCCGCGAAGATCTGCCGGTCACCGATGCTGCCGTTGGCGCGGTCCACCAGCCAGCCGGCCAGGCCCTGCGGGTGGCAGTCGCGGGCTGCGCGCTCGACGGCGTCCTTGAGCGCGACGGTCAGCCGGTTGGGCGTGCCCTTGGCGCGGCCCACTGGCAGGGCCTGCCCGTTGGGCGCCGGCCGCTGCTTCCGGATCTCGCTCGGAATTTTTCCGACTGCCGGCCCCGCTGATTGCTCCTGCGTCATCATGGAGCGATTCTCACACCTTCAACCCCACCTGAATCTGCGCTCGCATGCGACCGCATCCCCATGGCCTCCCGGCCATGTTACATGCGAGCGCACATGCTGTCGCAGAGGGCAGGCCCCCCACTGGGGTGTGGGGGCCATGCCTGCCCCCATTGCGACCGGATGCGACCGCAGTGCGACCGCAGTGCGAGCGCATGCGAGCGCACCCCTCACTCACCGCCCTGCCCCCGCCACATCGCCGCCGCGCCAGAGCCCTGTGCCACGCGCAGCCGGCCCACCTCAGTGAGCTCCAGCCGCTTGTGCTTCTTGCGGCTCTCGTTCAGGTACTCCACCTCCTCCACCAGCCCATCGCGCTGCATGTCTGCGAGCAGGCCGAAGAAGTCGGCGCGCAGCAGCTGTGCTGGGAAGCCTTGCTCATCTCTGAGCATCACGAAGGCGTTGTTGGTGGCCTTGACCGACATCGACAGCTTCTGCCCGCGGCTGGCCGCGTCCGACAGCAGTCGCATAACCGCAATGCGGTGCTGCGATCTCACCAGCGCACGCGCGGCAGCGTTGCCTGGCACATGACCAAAGCGCTTGAAGACTTTGGCCGTGCCATCGAACTCCACGCGGATCTCCTCCTGCAGCGGCCCGAGGTTGCACTTCTCATGGCGAATCGTCACCACCTGCTCCTCGCGCACCATGGCCCAGCGTGAGCGCGCTGAGTTGTTCCAGGCAGTCGAGCCACTGAAGGTGCTGTTGGTATCGCTGCCCGCGCCCATGCGCACTGAGGCCTTGTCAACGTGCGCCAGCAGCAGCACCGCGGCGCGTGTGACGTGGGCAATGAGGTTGAGCGCCCGCATGAAGCCTCTGACGGCCGTGCGGTCGTTCTCGTTGTCCGCGAAGACATCGGACGCGTTGTCGATGACGATGACCTCGGCTTTCAGCCTCACGGCCTGGTCAGCCAGCCACTGCATGCGCTCGGTCGGGTGGCCATCGCGCCAGAGCACGCAGTCCTGCTGCGTCAGGTCGTAGACCGTCATGCGGCCGGCCAGGCTGGCCATGGGCACTTGCATGTCCTGGCAGATGTTGGCCACGCGGAAGTGGACGGTGCGCGCCTCATCCTCACCGCTCAGCACCAGCACCCGGCTCGCCTTGGTGGCGATGTCCATGAACTGCTGGCCATGCACCAGCGCCACGCCCAGCTGCAGGCTCAGGTTGGACTTGCCCACACCGCCGTTGGCGGCCAGCAGCGTGACAGTGCCCTCGGGCAGCCAGCCCTCGAGGCGCCAGGCTGGAGGCTCGGGCTCGAGGGAGTCCAGCACCTCCCAATCCATGGGCTGGATGTCGCTCTTCGTCTCCTGTTGCTCAACAGGCGGCGCTAGGTTGACTGTGATGGCCGGCGGCTTGCGCTCATCCGGCGCGAACTTCTCAGCACTGCGCACCGCCCGCGGGATCTCAGCCCGCCTGGCCTCCCACCGCCGCACCTCCTCCTCGGGCCCTGTCGGCCGCACCGCGTCCATCAGGCTGTAGAGGTGCTCGACAGCAGCGCCAGCGAACATGCCACCGGCCACCAGGCTCGCGGCCATGCGCGTCAATGAGTCGTGATAGGCCCGCTCGCTGGGCGCGCCTGTCAGGCCCTGCAGGAACTCGCCCGCATGTGTGCCCGTGCCTGCATGCGTTGATGAACGCTCGGCTGTACGTGTGACTGTGGCGCGCAGCGCATCCAGGTCAATGCCCACTGCGTCGCACGCGTCGGCCAGGCTCCAGCGCACTTTGGGCTGCCAGGACTCAAGCTGCACCTGCCAGGTGCCGGCCGCTCGGGGCTTGGTGTTGGAGCCTGTTGGTAGGCGCCCGTAGCGCACCAGGGCGTTGCCTGATGCGTCGTTGGATCTGCCCCTGGCGGCCAGCGCGGACATCACGCGGTCGATCAGGGCCTGGTTGGCGGTGTCTGGGTCGGCCGGGTCCAGCAGGATGCCGACCTGGAACTTGCCCGGGCTGGTCTGGATCGCGTAACTGCAGCCCTTGACGTCATCCATCTGGACGTCGTCCAGCAGCAGCACGGCCAGCCTGACGAAGGCCTCCTTGCGCCTGACGATCTCGCCGTCATCGGTGCAGCGCAGGATGGCGGTGCAGAAGTAGGTGTTGTCAGCGACAGCCTTGTCGATGAGGCTGGCCTGGGCGGGCAGCCCTCGGTACGGTCGGCCTGACCAGACGTCGGGCGGGGCTTTGCTCGGGTCGGCGCGGAAGGTACATACCCAGCCGTGATACCCCGATATGAGTTCGCCGAGCAGCTCGGCCATGAAGTCTGAGTTGTTCATCGTTGGGGCTCCGACGAACATGTCAAACCTCGACTGCGACAAGCTCCTTGATCTCGATGGTCACGCCCTTGGCGCGCGCCATCTCGAGCAGCTCGGGCCAGTGGCGCTGCGGGATCTGGCCGCCTGTGCCGTCAGGCCGCGGCTGGCACCAGCGCGACAGCGTGCTCTTGTCCAGCTTAAGGTGGTGGGCCACATCGGCCTTGCCACCGAGGCGCTCGATGACGCCGTAGGCGGGGTCCATGGTGTGGATCGTGGGAATTGGCATGTTCGCTCCAGGTTGTGAATTGCGCAATCGCAAGACCAATCCTAACTTGCGTTTGACTCAACGTGGAGGAGATGCCACTATGCCGCTGCTCAGAAATTAGCCGGCAAAAGGCCCCCGAACATGAATACCCTGTGGTTCCGCGAACGGTTACAAGACAAGCAACTGTCTCAGCGAAAGTTGGCCAAGATGCTGGATATTGACCCTGCCGCCGTCTCGTTGATGTTCCGCGGACGTCGCAAGATGACGCCACATGATGCGCATCAGATCTCCGTGATCTTGGGGGTGCCTCTCAACGAGGTGATGCGCAACGCTGGCATCGAGGTGACGGAGGACATCCACAACTGCCCCATCGCAGCGCACGTCAACGAGCACGGTGCAGTGACGCTGATGCCGCGTGGCACGCACGACCTAGCCAAGGGCCCGGCCGACTGCCCTGTGGGCACCTACGCAGTGCAGGTGCGCTCGCACGCGTCCATCAAGGACGGCTGGATGCTGTTCGTCACGCCGGCCCAGGTGCCAGCTGAAAACAACCTCGACCAGATGTGCCTGGTGGCCACCGCGGACGGCAAGCAGGTGATGGCCGTCGTGCGCCGCGGCTACCGGCGCGACACCTGCAACCTGGTGCTGTGGCCGTCGATGGAGATCCTGTCCGACGCCCAGATCGCCTGGACGTCCACGGTTCTCTGGATCAAGCCCCTCTACTGACCCTCCGGCTGACTTGCACAGGGACCAATGTCCCTGTATTTTTGTCGGGCTTGTGTTGTGATTGTCGCAACATGGAGATACGATCACACCATCGCAACACGAACCCGAACCAGGAGCCTAAACATGAACGCACGCACCACCGCCCTCGCTGATCAACTCACCCGCACCTACGTCGTCGGCTGCGACACGCTGATGGACCTGGTGCTCAAGCAGCGCCAGCACGGCTACATCCCCACCATCCGCAGCGACTACGGCACCAAAGCCGAGCGCCATGACCGAACCGTGCTGGCCCAGTCCTACGACTTCCTGGCCACCGAGCTCGGCCTGGAGCCCTGCTTCAGCAACTACAGCCGCAAGGCTCGCGCCGAGATCATCAACGCCTGACCAGCCACCCGCTGCGGTGGCAGCGGCAAGCCCAGCGGCTTGCCCGTGTCACCTCCAACGCAGGAGCCCGAACGTGAACGACACCACGCGCCGCTTCCCCCGAACCCTCCGCGAGGCCTTCCCGCACGACCGCGAGTGGTCCTACAGCATCGAGAAGCACCGCTCTCCGATGTCCGTGCTTGAGGCCATCGTTGGCTGGGCCTCCGTGATCGGCATGTCCGTGCTGCTGGCCTACGCGGTGGTCGCATGAGCTGCAAGCACTGCTCCGGCCCGTGCGACCAGGGTCGCAAGCCCTGCCCCGCGCCTGACGCGTGCGAGCTACGCAACGACGACGGCCGCGAGATCGAGTTCCTCGGTGGGGTGGTGGTGGTGATCACCATCCTGTTGGTCCTGGTCCTTGTGCTGGCGTGAGGTGCCCAGCATGCAACGCCGAGACCTCGGTGACAGACAAGCGCGGCCCGAGGCGGCGCCGGGAATGCCGCAACGGCCACCGCTTCAGCACCAACGAGGCCGTGACCAGTGGTGTACGCCTGAAGGCCGACGAACCAGCACCTGCCCCGCCTGGTGGCCTTTTGGCTGCGGTGTGGCACTCACCCCTTCCCAACAGCGACGAGAAGCCCTGAAGGGCCTTGAAGACGCACTTTTTTGACCCACGAAAGGCAATGACATGACGACACAAACCCCCTCTCTGGCAATCGCACAAGCAGAGTTCTCGCACCCGAACAACATCACCATCGGCAAGGGCCGCGTGCTGTGGGGCACAGAAGTCAGCAAAGACGGCAAGTTGATTCACCCTGCAGGCTGGGTGCTGCCCGGCGGCCGCAGGACCAACTGGCGCGAGGAAGCTGAGCGCGTTGCCACCGTCATCAATCGCCTGGCACGCTGAGGAGACAACCAATGGACCTGATTGATCAACTGGCCACTGAATGGGCCATCGCCAAAGAGAAGGAAGACGCGGCCAAGGCCGAGCGCATCGACATCGAGGAAAAGCTCCTGAAGCTGCACCCGGCCAAGGAAGAAGGCAGCGAGTCCTTCAGCACGCCTGCTGGCGCCAAGATCACGCTGACTGGCCGCGTCACCTACAAGGTGGACATCGACAAGCTCACCAGCCTGACAGCAGCATGGCCTGACGACGTGCGCCCGGTCAAGACCAAGGTCGAGGCCGATGAGACGCGCCTGAAGGCCATCCGCAACGAGAGCCCCAAGCTCTGGGCGCAGATCGCCGCCGCGGTCGAGACGAAGCCGGCCAAGACCGGCGTCAGCATCAAGTGGAAGGAGTGAGCCGTGGCCTTCAACCTCGCTTCCATCTCCAAGACCCGGCGCCTGCGCGCCCCCAAGGTTGTCATCGCCGGCCCGGGAAAAATCGGCAAGACCACCTTCGGAGCCAGCGCTCCCAACGCGGTCGGCATCCTGACTGAGGACGGCGCCGACGCGGTGGACGCCTCGGCCTTCCCCCTGGCCTCGAGCCTTCAGGAGGTCTACCAGGCCATCGGCACGCTGCTGAAGGAAGAGCACGACTTCAACACCGTGTTCATCGACAGCCTGGACTGGCTCGAGCCCCTGGTGCATGCCCACGTCTGCGAGCAGAACAAGTGGGCCAGCATCGAGGCGCCGGGCTATGGCAAGGGCTACCTGGCCGCGGCTGATGAGTGGCGCGTGCTGCTCAACGGCTTGGAGGAGCTGCGCCAGCGCCGCAACATGGCCGTGATCCTGATCGCGCACGACAAGATCAAGCGCTTCGAGTCACCGCTGCACGACGGCTACGACCAGTACGTGCTGAAGCTGCACGACCGCGCTGCAGCCCTGGTGCAGGAATGGGCCGACGTCATTGGCTGGGCCAACTACCGCGTGGTGACGACGCAGACCGACGCCGGCTACGGCAACAAGGAAACCAAGGCCCGCACGACGGGCGACCGGATTCTCCATGTCGAACCCCACCCCGCTCACATGGGCGGCAACAGGTTTGGCCTGAAGAACATGCCCCTGTCCTGGGAGGCATTCGCCGCTGCACTCGCAGCATCACAAACCTGAACCGAGAAGACCCATGCCCCTGTACGTCATCACCGACACCGCCAACGCGAAGACGCGCCTGGTGGACGCCCAGAACCCTGCCCGCGCTCTGCGCCACGTCACCAGCTCGCAGTTTGGCGTCAAGGCCGCCAGCGCTGGTTTGGTGGCCAAGCTGATGGGCGCCGGCATCCAGCTGGAAACCGCCACGCCTGAATCTGAACCCCAACCCCAACCTGAAGGCTACTGAACCATGGCATCCCTGAACTTCAAGGCGAGCTCGATCCAGATCGAGGAGCGCACCACGTCCTACGGCCCGCTGCCTGCGGGCGAGTACGAGATGATGGTGGTCAAGTCCACCACCAAGCCCACCAAGAGCGGCAACGGCTCCTACCTCGAGCTCGAGATGCACATCATCTCGGGTGAGCACACCGGCCGCCGTCACTGGGAGCGGCTGAACCTGGACAACCCGTCCCTGCAGACCGTGAAGATCGCGGAAGAGCAGCTGGCGCGCCTGTGCATGGCCCTGGGCTTGGATGAGGTGGACGACAGCGAGCAGATGCACGACAAGGCCTTCGTGGCCGAGGTGGGCATCGACAAGAAGGATGACAGCCGCAACGTCATCTGGAACTACCGCGCCATCACCGGCGCGCCTGTCAGCCCGGCCAAGCTGAAGAGCACGCCGCCCCCGCCCGCTGCCGCGCCAGCCAAGTCTGCACGGCCCTGGGGTTGACCATGGCGGCGCTGCCTGAGTCTCCACACACCACTGCGACGGCCATCGTCAAGTGGTACGAGAGCAAGCCCCAGGAGCACCGGCCGCACATGGGGGCCAGCCTCATCGGCCATCCGTGCGACCGCAACATCTGGATGACCTGGCGCTGGGTGCTCAAGCCTGAGCTCAAGGGCCGCATCCTGCGCCTGTTCAGCACCGGCCAGCGCGAGGAGTCGCGCCTGCTGGAGGAGCTGCGCGGCATCGGTGCTCAGGTCTGGGACGTTGACCCAGAGACCGGCGACCAGTGGCGCGTAAGCGCTCTCAACGGGCACTTTGGCGGCAGCCTGGACGGCATCGCTAAGGGCCTGCCCGAGGGGCCAAAGACGCCCGCGGTGCTGGAGTTCAAGACGCACAGCCACAAGTCGTTCACCGAGGTGGTGGCCAAGAAGGTGCAGGCCGCCAAGCCCCAGCACTACGACCAGATGACCGTGTACATGGGCCTGATGGAGCTGACGCGGGCGCTGTACATGGCGGTGGACAAGGACACCGACGACGTCTACGTCGAGTGGGTGGAGTTCGACCAGGCCAGGTTCGACCAGCTGCTGGCCCGCGCCGAGAAGCTCATCGGCATGACCGCGCCGCCTGACAGGCTCAGCGAGGATCCGACACACTGGCAGTGCAAGTTCTGCGGGTTCTACAAGCACTGCCACCAGGGCGTGGCCGCGGAGGCCAACTGCAGGACGTGTTGCCATGCCTCACCCGTTGAGAATGCAGCATGGCGCTGTGACAGTCACAACGAACACCTGACTGTGCAAGAGCAGCGCGAGGGCTGCGAGGACCACCTGATGATCCCTGGCCTGGTGCCCTACGCGGAGCCCGTGGACGGCGGCAGCAACTGGGTGGCCTACCGGCACCGCGAGTCGGGCAAGACCTTCGTCAACGGCCCGGCCGACATGCCGCACGACACCACCTACGGCCCGGTGTTCAGCAGCACCGAGCTGCACCGGTGCCCGGGTGCGGTGCTGCCCGACGCGGTGGAGACGAAGGCCGAGTTCCCGGGCGCCACCGTGGTGTCGGGCAGCGTGGCCCCGCGCACTCCGTTCGATGACATGGAGTCAGACGACCTGGACGCGGTGCCGACCAAGCCTGACCACCCGGTCAAGCGCGAGAGCCGCAAGCGCATCGCGGCCAGCATCAAGCAGCTTGAGGCGCTGCAGTGACCACCTGGCTCCTCCCCTACCTGCAGGCCCGCAGCGATGAGGTGGGCGAATGCTGGGAGTGGCGCGGGGCCGTGCAGCAGCTCAGCCGGGCCCCGGTCATGCGCCACGACGGCCGGCCCCAGGCGGTGCGCCGGGTGATCGCGCAGACGCTGGAGATGAAGGTGGAGGGCCGCTTTGCCACGTCTCGCTGCTGCAACCCGCTGTGCGTGAACCCCGAGCACGTCATCACGGTCACGCGCCAGCAGCTGCAGCAGCGCACCGCCAAGGTGACGCAGATGCACACCAACCCGGCCCGGTGCAGGAAGCTGGCCCAAAGCGCCAGGCGCAAGGGAAAGCTGACCGAGGCCCAGGTGGCCGAGATCCGCGCCATCGACGGGATGAAGCAGCGCGACATCGCGGCCCTGTACGGCATCACCCAGTCTACGGTGTCGGCCATCCGGCGCGGCGTCAAGTGGAAGGACTACAGCAACCCTTACTTGCAACTGATGGGAGTGAACAGATGAGCATCAGCATTGAGGCGCACGACCGGATCTGCCAAGACTTGCACCAGCAGATCCGCAGCCTGATCGTGGAGAACGAGAAGCTCCGCGCCGCGCTGGAGCAGCCGGAGCAGGAGCCGGAGCCGAAATCGACTTGGCAGAAACTATACGAAGCCGCCATTGACCAGCGCAACGAGGCAGTGGCCGAAGTCAAGCGGTTGCTGGAGCAGCCGGAGCAGACAAATCCCTGGCGCGATGCCGTAGACGATGAGCTTGTGAGTCTTCACATGGTCGCTAGTGATGACCCGCGAGAGTCCATTCGGCGCTTGATCGATTGGCATTGCGCTGTGCAGATCGACCCGCTTGTTTCTTCCGCCGCGCAGGAACTGATTGAGCGCGGGAGGAGAGAGGCGCTGGAGCAGCCGGAGCAGGAGCGCAAACTCACCGACGAGGTGATCGCGGACCTCTGGCACCAGAACGGTGGGTTCCACCATCACTTCGCTCGGGC